GTTGATAAATTATCTACACAATAAACAAAACAATTATTTTCAATTAATTTTGAACACAAATGAGAACCAATAAAACCAGCGCCACCTGTAACTAAAATAGTTTTATTTGTCATTTGAAACCCCCAAGTTTCTTTTTGCACTCGTCTTTTTTACCTATAAGTTTCTTTTGCCAATCTTTGTCACCATCTGTTGCAGCAATTGCCTGCACAAATGCTTTTTGTAATGCTTCAATTGATACACATTCTTCAAACAAAGCCATATAGTCAGCCATTTCTGACTCATTGACAGAAGATTCAGGTTCTTCACCTTGGGGCAAGTCCTCACCAGCATAAATGTATAGACCAAGACCATGCAATGACAATGATTTTGTCATGCATCGCATAATTGCAGTATTAACCTGAAACGCATCAGGGTTTATGATTGCCTTATTTCTGTGATCCATTACTGGAAGTTGACAAGTCATTTGTTTGCCAAATAACTGAGTTGTGACAAACACCATAGCAGTTCCGTTAACTTCCATGAAACACTTGTCGTTGAACATTTGTACGTCCCATGTAGCGCCTGGATCAGCTTCTAGTGCTTTTGCCCATGCCCACGCCCATGATAGGTATGTTAGTTGTCCTTTTTTCTCTGTATGGTCGTTTACGTTAAGTTTGAGTAAGTCGTTGATAGTCATACAACCCCCAAAAACATTAAAGTAAATGTAAACACAAACATGATTACGCAAATCAAACAGATTAATTTATCTTCGTTATCCATATCATCCTCGAAATTGGGTTGTGGGGTTGCGGGAAATGCCTCAGCTAATGTGCGAGGAAACGTACGAGTTGTTTCGTTGCCGGTGTAGAAAAATTTAATTGTCATCTTCGTCCCCCATGCAATTGTCGCAACCAGGATGATCGGGGTCTGAGCATATTGGATTTGCTCTCAGAATGTTGTATCGACGAGCTTCCCAAAAGTCTTGCGCTTTGAGTTCTCTAATGTCATCGTCTTCTTCAAAATAACTTCTATTACTCATAATGTGTCCTTAATTTATCTAATGAAGTATCAGCGTTGTGCTGATGAATGAAGTGTAAACGATAATTTACTGAATAGTGCAGAAAAACATCAAAAATAGTAAAATAATTAAAATATGTAAATAAATGTGTACAATAAACAACATGGACAAACAATATTTTATAGAAAAAGCAGGATCACCATCCAAACTAGCTAAATTGCTTGGCATAAAACGTCAAGCTGTTAATAATTGGCAACAAATACCTAAATTAAGAGTATTTCAGTTAAGAGTTTTGCGACCTGAATGGTTTGATGTTATAAATTAGGATATAATTGAAACTATTGCAGTCGAACGCAATGACTTAGCCACTTAGATAAGTATCTTGTCCCTGACGTGAAAAACGAGGGGAGTTCGACCAAGGTACTTTTTTAAGTGGCTTTTTTGTTTGTTCAATGTAATCGTACTCCACACGATAGCAGCGCATTTGAATGGATGGCTTGGAAGAAAACACCGCACACCTATACACCCGGGTGCAAAACGTGACCGAACTTAGTTTAGGTATCGGTAAAGCATAAGACAACTCAGGTGAAAACTAGGTCTTATGTATAAGCGAATAAACTCGTCAAGCGCACTTGGGCGTTTTTTGTTTTAGAAGATTAATTAAGATGAATAATGTTAAACAACAATGCTGGAGAAGAGTGAATACTATTCACCCTAGCATAACCTATGGAGTTTCTAAATGAATGAAAATGATGTTTTTGAAGTTATCGAACAAGCATATTTAAATAGTAATACTTGGTTCAAAATTTGGAATCCTGACGTGCAAGTTAAAGAAGTCAATAAATTTTTAGTTCAATTTGCTACATTAATTGCTCAAAAAGAACGTGAAAGGCTTGAAAAATGAAAGATTTATTTGATGAAGAAACATTTGACTGGGTTACTGAATGGAAAGGTATGCCTTCATTTATTCAAGAAGACAAAAAAATTATATTTTCAGTTCAAGTTAATTTTGAAACAACAGAAGATATAAACGCATTTTCTGAACTTATAGGGCAAAGAATAAGTTTTAAAACTAAATCTGTTTTATTTCCTGTGAAGAAAGATGAAGATAGGGTCGTTTATGTTGATGCAGAATGAACCACAATATCCAATTTATATAATTTCTAAAGGTAGAGCTGATTCTAGGTATACAAGTAAAGCATTAGAAAAAATGCAAACAGCTTACAGAATTGTAATAGAACCACAAGAATATGATGCTTATGCAGCAGTAATAGATTCTAAAAAAATTCTTGTATTACCTTTTAGTAACCTAGGACTTGGAGGCATTCCTGCTCGTAATTGGTGTTGGGAACACGCAATTTCTGAAGGACATAAATATCATTGGATTCTTGACGACAATATTGACGGTTTTGTGCGTTTAAATTACAACAAAAAAATAAATTGTCTTTCTGGTGCAATTTTTCGAGCAGCCGAGGATTTTGTAAATAGATATGAAAACATTGGTCAAGCTGGTTTTCAATACAGATTTTTTACAGTTGCTAGAGAAATACAACCTGCTTTTAGATTAAACACTAGAATCTTCAGTTGTATATTGATCAGGAACGACTTGGATCTGCGTTGGGAGCTGCGATACAACGAAGATGTAGATTTATCTATAAGAATACTGCAAAACGGCTGGTGTACTGTTTTATTCAATGCTTTTTTGCAGAATAAAATGGGAACGCAAAAACTTAAAGGCGGCAATACTGAAGATTATCAAAAAGACGGAACTATTACTAAATCACAAATGTTAGTTGACAGGCATCCAGATTTAGCTAGTCTTGTATATCGTTATGGACGTTGGCATCATAGAGTTGATTTTGACGTTTTTAAACATAACTTACTAATTAAGAAAAAAGATTTAATAATACCAAATGAACCTAATGAATATGGTATGAAACTTATAAAGGTGCAATAATGACATTTGAAGATTTTTGGAAAGCCTGGCCTCGTAGTTCACGCAAAGGAGGCAAGTCAGAATGTTTAAAAAAATGGCAGAAATACTATTGTGATGCGTGTGCCGATCAAATAATCAAACACGTCGAGTGGATGAAGACCACAAATGACTGGCGCAAAGACAACGGAGCGTTTATTCCAGCGCCCCTTGTGTACTTAAACCAACAGCGTTGGGATGGAGCTGAAATACCTGAAGTCTCTACAATGGTTCAGGAACGTGACCCTTATCTTGTTAAACTAGATGCAGAAAAGGCAAAAGCTGTACCTATGCCTGAACATATCCGTCAAAAAATTATGGAGATAAGACGTGGAAATTAAAACAATTTGGCAACCAGTACCGCCTTGGCCAGAGGGAACTGTTTTAAAAGAGACTAAATACCCTGTAGCAGATAGATTACCTAGACTGCCCCCAGAGATGCGTGTTCTTGCGCCAAGGTTCTACAAGTCGATTGGCTACCGCAATTCAAACGAAATGAGAAAGTGGATTGTCAATGGATGAGCCTTTTGAACAAATGTACGATGAGATTGTAGAGCTGTACGCTCACCTTGCAATGCAACCTGGCTGGGTAGAATACATCAGGGATGCAGTACGTCAGAAGATGCAAAGTAACGCATTATTTGCAAATTTGGCTGAAGATGTAAAAAATACGATACATAGGAAGAAAAATGAGACGAGCAGCACGAGTTGACGAGAATCAAGCAGAAATAGTCAAGGCTCTTCGTGAGGCTGGGGCTTTTGTGTATTACATCAAAGAACCATGCGATCTTCTTGTGGGGTATGAGGGAGAAACTCTACTTATGGAGGTGAAGAACCCTGATAGTGCGTATGGCAAAAAAGGGTTTAACGAGAACCAACTAGACTTTGCTGAAAATTGGAAAGGCGGGCCGTTTTGCTTGGTTGATTCAGTTGAAAGCGCAATGCGTATGCTGAAACTTATGTTGTCAAAACCATGAAATTTAAATTAGAAAATGAAGAACAAGCCAAAGCATTAATGGTCAGAGTTTGGCCTAAAGTTTTAGAGGCGCTTAAAACTGGTAAACAGCTCGACATGGAAATTGTGGATGCAGTTAGATCAGACGACCAAAACAGGTTATATCACGCAATAATTGCTGATATTGCCCATCATGCTACACATCTTGGAGCTAAATGGGATGAGGAGAGTTGGAAGCGTTTTTTAATAGACCAATTTGCATCAGAAACAGGGCTTAGAAGCGGTAAAGTCGTACCGAGCTTAGATAGTCATCGGATTGTGCAACTCGGTCTTCAATCTCGTAAATTTACTAAGGATCAGGCATCACAGTTTGTGGAATGGCTCTATGCTTGGTGCGCCCAAAACGAAATTGAAATAAATGAACCCAAATCCCAAACGTGAATATATCCGCAGCCGTAAGCTATTGGATAACTGCCAATATCTGAATTGCGCCATGTGTGGAATAGATGATGGCACGATTGTTGGCGCACACTCTAATCAAGGAGCGCATGGCAAAGGTAGAGCTATAAAAGCAGACGACAATATGATCGCTGCCCTATGCCATGTTTGCCACATGGATTTAGACCAAGGTTCTATCTACAGCAAGAAAGAACGTGAAAGGCTCTGGGATAGAGCGCACCTGAAAACAGTTTACTGGCTAATTGAAGCTAATTTGTGGCCTGATAATGTGCCTCTACCCCAAACCTATATAGACTACAAGAATAGTCTTATTTAATCGGATGTGCCTTTTCCATAGGCAAATTCTCATGCTTTTTGAGTTTGTCTTCTAGTCTGTGCAACTCGTGTTCAGTTTTCTTTTCATGCTCCCTTAAAACCACATAATGTGATTTGGGTGACTTGTATTCTTTGCCTTCAATTTTGAAGTTCTTCATGCTATTACCTTGCCTTCTTTAAGTTCTTCTATTGTTAAACCGCCTGTGTACTGAAAGTGCGCCAGTTCTTTAAATAATTTCCATTTACCAGCCCACTCCAGTCCTGATTCTTCTCCAAGTTGCCCTATCTGTGCCCAAACTGGATGGCTTCCGTTCCAGTCTGGTTTGCCATTAACCACAGGCACAATATCCACAGCGCAACGATGGTTGTGAAAAGAGTCACCTCCCCTTGCATTTGTGACAATCTTGCCCTCAGTTGTGCGCCCTTGAGCATAAAGAGCATCTTGACTTTCATAATCCCGATATGTAGAAGTAACCAAGATGTCGATGCCATTATGCTGACAAGCCTTAATAAAATCTTCAACTCTTGCTTTAACTTGCGGTAGGAGATCATCTAAGTTTCTTGAATTAATCATTTTGTGTTTGGTATTGAATTGTGAAGCATTATGTCTTTGTTTTGTGAGCCTAGTGTTGACCCAAAATAATAGGCAATTATTCCAGTCCAAGCAGTTCCTAAGCTGCCAAGCATAATCATCAATGCTTCTGACGTTTTAAATTGTTCGGTCATAAGACCTATCAGTATTCCAAAGAACCCCAAAGTAACCAATATGGCCAATGTAGGCGGAACAATTGAATGTAGTTTAGTTTGCATATCCCTTGCAGATGCTCGGTCTTGGGTTGTTAATTGTTCAAAGTTCAAACCCAACTCTTGCGCTTTAGCTTTTAACGCAATCTCAGCCTGTTGTATAGATGCAACTTGCTCGGCAGTTAATTTACTGTCCTCAATGTTCTTTTGGATGTCCTCAGACTTCATGCCCAGCGCAGATTCAAGCGCAGATACCGCCATTCCCGCTACTGGAGTACCCAATGCTGAAGCAATAGTCGGTGCTAGTTGTTCAATCGTTTTAATCCAATCCATGTCAGTCCTTACAATATTTAGGCCAATAGCCTGTCTGTCTAAATAAATGCTCACATTCTGCGTTTATTGAGTCGTCATAATAGTGTTTCATAAACATAATGTGCCAGTCCTGTCCGCTTTTCTTGTTTTTGTAATCTTGATTAATCTCATACATTAATACTGCAAATGTGAGGATGACCACCAAGACCGCAACACAAATTGCAATTCTAATATTCCACTTCTCCAGCCGTTCAACTCTTCTTCTTTCGTTAGCTTGTTCTTTTTTTTTAATATAGCATTATGTTTTGCCTGTTCTGTCGTTAATTTTTGACGTTCCGCTACAAATTCTGTCCATACTGCACCGAGTTCTGGCGGTGATTCATACACCAACATCTGCCTTAAATCGTACTCAGCCTGTTCTAATTGCTTTCTACGCAGTACATTCTCTAATGCAATTGCCTGTAATGACTTACCCTTGGGAGGATTCTTTTTCTGTTCCTCCGCTTCCTTGTGCGCTTTTTCTTGATGGTCAAAGAAACTACCAAGCGCACCACCCAACTCATTGACAATCTTGACTACTTCACCGCCAGTAGATTTAATTTCCTTATAGGCAGCAACTCCGCTTTTTACAGCAGAGAAAGCCATCATTGCAAGGGTAAAGGGGTCGATTTTATTTCCCCGTTAGGTAATGGACAACAAAACCAACAAAAGAACTGATTGCAGATACCACAATCATGCCAACCCAAAACCCACCTTTTGATTTATTGGCAAGTTCAACCAAATGACAAACAGATGCCTCTAATTTGTCAATCTTTTTCTCAAGAGTTTCTACAGTCGCTACCAGCTGACCATATTTGAACATGTCAATATCGCTCATGGTCATGACTTCATAATATAGCAAAGAGCATAGTAATTAGGTGCGCTTGAGCCTGAACTAAATACTGCAGCAGTTGCGTTGACACTATAAGAGTTTCCTGCACCGACAATGAATGTATCTTGAAGATTTGGTGTGCCATTTGAGCCATTACATAAATAATATCCGCTAGGAATAGAACCGATAGAGCCTGACCAAAGAATAATTGATCCACTAGGCAAAGTAGAACTTGAAGACGTAGAACTCGGGATACCATATAAATTGTCGTATGTCGCTATTACATTACTTGAAGCATCAGATAAGACAAACTTATATGAATATCCGCTGTTTAACCAAATCTCGTTTGGAGGTCTGCCACTTGTACCTAATACGATAGGATTAGAGTTGGCTACAGTTCCAGTTGAATCTGTGTATGTAGATAGTGGAGTTGTAGACCCAGCTTGGTAAGTGTTTATCTGCCCTCCAGATAAGGGTATGCCTACGTTGTTAAAAAATGCAACGCCATTACCAACAGGTGAAAGTAAGTAACTCATTTTGTTTTTCCTAGATCAGATAAGTTTCGGATTCCTGCAGTTGGTGACAATCTACGCTGGGAAAGTTCTGCCAATGCTTTTTGTTCTGCTTCAAGCGCAAGTCTTTCATTTCTGCCCTTTAGTACGTTTCTTAGAACAGTACCTCCAATTCCAGTTTTGGCATTGATTGCTTGTTCAGCAGCACTAGCCCCTAAACTTGAAATGGTTTCTTTAGCAGCGTTCATTGCATTTTTCTCACGCAAAACTTCTGTGTTAGAAGTATTAACATGATGTACGCCCTTGGTATGCTCACTCAAATTAGCAACATCTGCCAGGTCTTGTAATGTTTGGGTTGTCTCATTACCAAACATATAAGGCAAATGTGAGCCGTGTTGATTATAGATTTGCTTATTTAAATTAGCCTGGCTAACTGTACCTTTGTCATTTCTAATGCCAGAATTTAATTTAAACTCGTCAATTTTTAGCTTATTAAGAGCTTGGTGTTCTGGGGAATCACGACCAATAAGTTGTACAAGTCTTTCCACATTAAGTGGCGCAGTCTTAGACGAATAATGGTTTGCAACAAAATTGTTTGCAGCAGGATGAGGTAACCCAGCTTCTATTTCATCCGCAGTTCTTGTGTCAGAAATAGCAGCCTTGTACGCTGGTATCTTTTCTTTTTCTTTTAGCGCCTTGACTTCATTTCTTGCAGCATCATATAAGGGTTTGTATTGAGCAAATTCGTCTTTAATTGGAACTTGCTCTAATTTATCTCTAATAATGTACGCAGCCTGTGATTCCAAAGGGTCTTTTGATGTCCTAGCAATCGTTGCAGTATCTGTTCTAAAGTTTTCGTATTCTTCTGGTGTCATGTAACCCTTGGACAATACTTCATCTAAATCAGCCTGTAAACGAGGAGGAACATATCTAGTGCGTTGTTTTTCTTTTAACCCATTGATAATGTTTTCTCTTAAAGCACCAACATCAATCGGAGACTGTGATTCTCCTGCTGCTTTATTTGCTATTTCGTATGCCTGAGCTATTTTTGATTGATGAGCTGTGTAATCTGCCTTTAGCTTATCCAATGGCATTGATGCCAAACGTATTGGGTCTGTTTCAAATACGTCAGGTGCTATTTTTTCTTTGATGTTATTGAAAGCCTGAATTAATTTAGGATCACGCTCTTCAAATCTAGCTTGTAAGTTAGGATCTTTTGCCCTTGCGTTTCTTTCCTCAGACATTAAAGTTGTGTCTTCTAACGCTTCTGCTTCAGTTGGTAACATTCCAAACTTTGCAAATTTCTTATGGTTTTTTATTACTTTTAAATCTGTGGGAGATAGTTTAGATGGGTCAACATTTGCCAATGATTCTTGCATATGAGCAGGCAAATCAGCAAGAGCAGCCTTGGCTTCTGCTATTGGCGCAACCGCAGCTGACCCAGCGCTTTGCAAAGATGTAAGTGGAGGCGCAATAGGTACTTCAGCTTTACCAACCTTTTCAACTCTGACTTTGGGAATCATTCCTTTTGCTTCAGATAAAGATGGTGCAGCCAAAGGTGCAAACCCAGCCAACTCAGGAAGTGGCGTACCAATAGCTTCACCAATCTTGCCAACAGTTTCTAAATTAGTCTTACCAGCCTCAGTCCTTGGTTGATAAGTAAATGCCTGTTGAATATTGGCAGCAACGTCTTGACCCTTTTTCAAGGCTTCTTGTGTGCCAAACTTGGGGCTTATCATGGTATTGATCGCACCAAAAGCAGAACCTAAAGGCGCAGCAATACTTCCAGTAACAGCACTCAATGCAGGTTCTACAACTCCACCGATCTTATTTAAGAAATACTCTTGCGCCTTTTGTCTTTCTTCCAAATGCTTCATAATTATTTGGTGAACAGGACTAGATGCTTTTTCTTCTTTCTTTTTAGTTGGTGCAAACGCTAATATATCTGGATCATTTTCGTAATCAAAATATTGCAATTCAGGACGTATGCCCGACATTTTGCTTTTTGGCGCATTTGTAGGAATTAAATCAGCAGCCGACTTAGGTCTGCTAAATGCCATCACATCTGGATCATTTGCATAATCTGTCATTGATAATCACCTTTTTCCAGACGTTTAAGGTTTTCTTGTTTTTTTCTAAATTCAACTAATTGATCGTCTGTTAAATTACTCATAATTTCTGCTTTCTTTTTTTCTTTTTGTTCTTTTGTCAAGTTAGCAGTATTTACATTTTGTATCATTAATAATAATGGATCGTAATTATTTCTCCAAGCATCTTTAAATCTTTCAACATTAATGTGACCATTATATTCGCCACGTTTTGCAATGTATTTTTGCAATCCTGAATCAAATTTAGTCGCAAGAGCAACATCTGCTTTGGCTCTTTCTAAAATATCTCTTAATGCTTTTTCACTTATATTGTCACTACCTGATGCTGTATTACTTAATGCTGCACCAGCATCTGATTTAACGCCTGCAATATTACTTGCTTTTATTTGCATATCAGCAATATTTTTAAGCAATCCATCATAATCTTCATCACCATAAATCCATTTTTTACCATTTCTTAATAATTGACCTGGTTTACTACCAGCAGCTTTATCAGCAAATTGTTCAACTTTACGAATTGTTTGAGCCATTTTAGTAGCTTCTAATGCAGCATCCGCACTTGTGGATTTAAGTGTTTTACCATTTGAATAAGCAGTTTGTTGTTGCTCGTTCATTTGTGGAATTTTTACGTTTTGAGGTATAGACATTTGTGGGTCTTCTTGCACCAATTTAGGCGCTTGACCTTGTGGCGCAGTTGGCGCAATTGGCGCAGTTTCTTGTTTTGTTGGCGCAGTTTGCTCTTGACCAACTGGCATAAGTTGCATAGTAGTAGGATTAACAAAGTATTTAACACGATTAATTTCAACAACTTGTGGTGTTATCAAACCTTGTCTATTTACTGCACCAATTTGCGCTTTTTGTGTATTTTCTAATGTTTGTTTAACAAAATTTAATCCTTTATTTGGATCAACCGCTGCATTAATAACTTTTGCAAATTGCGTTTCAGCAATATGTTTGGGCAAACCTTGATCTATTAATCTATCTCTTTGATCTGCAACGTGTTTAACAAATTCATTAACATTTCCATCTTGCATTGCTTTACTTTGCAACATAGATGTCATTGCATCATTTATTTCATTAGAATATTTTTTTTGTACTTCGTAGACTTCGCCTTGTGATTTAGCCTTACCAGCTTCAATTTCAGATGGTTGTAATGCTTGTCTTTTTTCTAATTCAAGTTTTGATTTTGCAAGTTCTAAAGGATTTAATTGTTTTGCCTGTTGCAACGCTTGTTGATTCTGTTGCAAAATAGTTTGAGCATTTTGCAATTGAACAGGATTTAACTGTTGAGCCTGTTGGTAATTCTGTATACCAGAAGCAGTATTGACCAAATCACCCAAAGTTTGCACCCTTGGGCCTGGCTGATTCATAAAAGAAGTATCAACTGATAATGTTGCCATAATTATTCCTATAAACCAAAGAAGCTACCAACAGCGCCCAATGCACCTCCAATAGCGCTACCAGCACTACCCAAAGCACCAATTAAACCACCGCCAGAAGCGTTACTAGCTATTGTATTTGCTAAATTAGTTGCTTGTCCTACTAATCCGCTTGCCCCAGCTCCACCGCTTCCTCCGGAACCGCCTTGAGCATTTCCACCAGATGCGTTTACTGTAATGTTTGGTGTTGTCTGTTTTGATAATAAAGCAGCTAACGTGTTATTGTTAGCAACAGAATTGAGCGCATTTGAGTAAACATTTGCAGCGTTTGTTTGACCTGAAGCGGCAGCTTGGGCAGCAGTAAGTCCAAGTTGCGCTTGATTTTGTGCTGCGCTTGTACCAAGACCAGCTTGTTGTTGTGCAATATTAGAGGCAAGTGTCGCCTGGGACTGAGCAGAACCAATTCCCAAATTTGCTAATTGTGAAGCAATATTACTTGCAATTTGTGCCTGAGATTGTGCAGAACCAGTTCCAAGTGTTGCTTGTTGTTGTGCAATGTTACTTGCAATTTGTGCTTGGGATTGAGCAGAACCAATTCCCAAATTTGCTAATTGTGAAGCAATGTTACTTGCAATTTGTGCTTGGGATTGAGCTGCACCAGTTCCAAGTGCCGCCTGTTGTTGCGCTGCATTTGTTGCAA